AATGCGCTATCAATTCGGCAACTACGTCTGCGACAAGTGCAATAAAGGCGCATGGAGGCAAGACACGCTGCAATTCTTTTTGAAGGCATTCGAGGCAGGTCAGAAATTTGAGAGGCAGAACGACAGAGATCAGCGACCCGGCCCATGAAGACTGACGATTGCAACCAGAGCGTAAAGGCCAAGTTCGCTGCATCGACTTGTTAGGCATCCCTCAAATGGCATCTGTGCACAAAAACGGCCGCCGCAAGCCGACAGCGTTTTGAGCGTCGCCGTGTTTGGCCCATCGGGTTTTCACGGCTTTCCGCGCCTGCGCCGACTCAGCTCTGTCGTTAGGTGTTCCTCGCGTTTGGCGGGATAACGGTTCTTGCGAGCTTCGGCCAATTGCCTGCGGCGAAAAGCGCGCTGTGCAGAAGTGAGAGTTTTGGGTACGCCTTTCGCCCGGCGGCCAAGGGCTTGGGCGGACTTATTCACCTGCAACCCTGTCGGTTTGCGCGAAATTAGGGTATTTGTTTTTGGCATACTCTTCTGCGAAAACTTCGCGACCCTGTTGGTCGAGTTGGTCTTGCAGTTTGCGGGCTTGAGCGCGTCGGTTTTCCGGGTCATTCGCCACCCCGAACATCTCGTCCGCTTCGTTGGGATTTGCGATCAGGTCTTCATCTGTGCGTTGCACCGTCTGCGAGCAAGTGGCTTGCAGTGTGTCATATTCTTTGCGGCCATCGGCGAGGAGCTTTGCTTTGAGTTCGTTTGTCATATCTCCAATATACAGGAAAGCGCTTTCCTGTCAAATGTTTCTTTTTGCAGCGACCCCCGGCCTTTACGCTCTGGTTGCAATCGTCAGTTTTCATGGGCCGGGTCGAGCTCGCCGCGATGTTTGGTCTGAAGGACAAGCAGTCCATTGGGAGAGAAGTCTCCGATTTTCGTTCCGAGTTCGGTTACTTCGACGGCCGTCATCGGAGTGACGAGGCGATCAAGTCCTTCAAACTCCGCGAACAACTCAAAGCATGATGCAGCAACTCCCCATCGAACTGGAATCCCTCTGAGCCTCGTCAAATATTGCACGTGACATATTTGAGTCGATCACTCGCTGGGAGGTAGACTCGAAGGCGGCAGCGGATCCCCTAAAATCTGCGCCATGCAGGCCGCGACCAGTGCCATACAAAAGCAGTCCCACAGATGGTTTGGGCGTTTGCCGATGCGTTCCCATTTCTCTGTCACCTGGTTGAGCGAGTTCAGGATTTTCTTTTTGCGTTCGCTGAACATTTGCTTGGAAAATTCTTCGTTCCAATCGCCCGGGCTCACCAGACTCGTTACCCCCTTGAGCATTTGATCGCGCCGCCGCTTGGCGATGTCTTTGATGGTGGGATTACTCCAGAATATCACGGCACAGTAACGGCCTCGGATGCTTTCGTCGGGCGCCGCCTGGCCGATCGATGGATCTCCCGTCCCGGGTGGCCAGGAATACGGCAGCCGGATCTTGCGGCCGCGTTGCGGGCCGCGCGAGGGGGTCCAGATGAATTCTTTGCGGTCGTCGCCCTTCAGTGCTGTCCAACAGATCCAGGCGGGGCCGTCCTTGGAGTTCTCGATGTGTCCATGCTTCACGCATTGGGCGTAAACGGTGTTTTGGTCGTGCGCCGCGTCCACAAAAACGCAGCGGTCGGGCACGAAGAAGTCCTTTTGTTTCACGGCGACCTCTTCCCAACTGAATAACTTGCCGGCGAAGAGGGTGAGGTCGTCTCCTTTCTTCGACCAGGCCTGGACCAACACCCAGAAATGGTCCATTTGCACGTCCACCGACATGAATATGTAGTCTTGGAGCGGCCAGAATTTGCCTTCCTTGGGTGTCGTAAGCTCGATGGTGGGCAGGCGCGTGTGGGCGAATCGGTCCGGATCGAAGGGTTCGGCGAGCACTTTCTGGAAAAATTCTCTTTGCGGGCCGTCGACACCTTTCTGTGCCTGTTCGTGGGCGATCAAAAAGTTTTTCACACCGCCGATCTTTGTCTCGAACCAGCTCAGATTCGGGACGGCGAGCTGGTTCCATGAAAAGGTTTCGAGGCTCGGGCCGGCCTCGGGATTCTGGGAGAAATACTTGAGGCTGTTGGTGAGGCGGCGGCGGGTCAATGGGTCGTCGACGTGGCCGAAGCCGCACTTAGAGCACTCATACCGGACGGTCGGGAGCAGTTCTTGCCAGCGCCACTCGCCGGACGGGCGCCGGGTGCGCTCGGATTCTTCCCAGCGCATGCCGGCGCGGGTGCCGTCGGGGCGGAAAACCACCCATTTGAATGGCTGATTGAACCCACAGGCGATGCAGGCGAAGTGCAAAAGCTGCTGGGTGCCGGCCAGGTAGCGTTCATGGAGATCGTCGCCGACTAGGCCGGGCTGGGATTCGGTATAGGCTTTCGAGTTGTGGACGAATTGGGTCATGCGCGAGTCGGCTTCGCGGAGTTTTCCAGGGGTCCATTTGTCGGATTGCCACACTTCGGAGCGCATCTGGTTCTTGATCGACTTGCGCTGGAGGTTGCCGCGATTGGTCACGCCTTCCATCCGCAGGAACATATGTTTGAAGTGGATAAAGGCGGTCGTCTTGTCGTGGCGGCGATCGGTGTAGAGCCGGTGGACTGCAGCGCAGCCGGCCATGAGTTGGAGGAACCGCTCCGAGGCGTGCTCGGCGGCTTCTTCGTCGGTGGGTTGAAGCCATTGCGAGGGGCCGGGATTCTCGACGATGGTGTGGAGCAGCCAGAGCTCGCCGATCAGGGTCTTGAGGCATTGCACGCCGGCCATTGCCACAACTTCGCGCGTCACGGAGCGGCGCAGCGCCTCGAACGGGGCTTTGACGAACGGCACGCTGGAATAATCGAATCGGCCGGTGACGGCGTAGCAGTTCGGCAGCTCGACTTCTTCGGCCGCCCAGTCGTAAATCTCGCGCGCGTCGGGCGGCGTGTATGACCGATGCCAGAGATCGTTTAAGTGTTGCGCTGCGGTGGGCATGGGATCGGGACTTGGGGCAAGGTGCGAAGCAGTGAACAAATTTCATGGATCATGGGCTCCATCTTCGCGGCGATCTCTGGCGCTCGGAGGCCCTCGAGCTTCGGCGGGAGTTCGTTCTTGAGTTTGTTGGAGAGTAAATATTTCTGCGCCTCGATGATCTTCACCAGCCATTGTTCCACGTCGGTTTGCAGGAGGTAACGGCTCTCGGCCACGTCGTTCTCGAACGCGAGGCGGCGGCATTGCTCACGAAGCTTGGCGATCTCAAGGCCCGATTGAGTCTCGGGAGCGCCGCGGCTACTGCGCTTGATCTCGGGGTGGGCTTTGAAGAATGCGAGCCAGGCGGGAATGGAGTGGTCGCCGTTGGACTTGGGGGCGGGTGCGTCTGCGTGATCGCGCCGGAAGCGAGGGAACGAGGCGCGATGTACGCCGAGAACGCGGCCGAGGGCTTCGTAAGAACGCACCCATTCGCCCGCGGGCGGATTGTTTTTCTTAGGAGGGGTCTTCGGCATCGGCTTGGCGTGCTTTGCTGCGCGCGGAGTGGCCATTTTCATTTTAGGCCAAAAATCAACGTGTAACCCAGTTTTCAATTCCATTCACAAAAAACCCGAGCTGGTGCGCTGGCGCTACGCGAAGTTGGGGCTGGAGAATAGATTCCTTGTGGGGGGGTGGGGGGGTGCGTATTGGTATGGGCCACGGCGAATACAGATAGCAGCCGTGGCCTGTTCGGCAGCGTGCCATGCGTGTTGATTCTCACCACATCAACAAAGAAATGGCCCTTGGAATTTTTAGACACCTGACCCTCGTGCAAGTGCAGCAGTTGCACGCTGACGCGACGACGGCATTGCTCGCAAACAAGAACCGCGTTTACAGCAGCATCGGAGCGAACGATGTGAACGTGACGAAGGAATGGGCCATCGACAATAAGACCTTCTGGGATGAGCTGAACTATGCCCTTGAGCTGCTTGCTCCCACCACCTACGCAGGCAAGACCACCCGCACAGTGATCAAGTATGTATGAAAGGCTTGATCCCCAGCTATAGCTTCAACGATCGGCGCAATGGCCATGCCCGCACCGCTGAACAGGCCTCGGACTCGCTCTTCCCCCATAGCCAGCTTCAGTCTGATGGAATGCGCCTGCGTGTCACCGTGCCATGCGATCAATCCGGCACCAAGCAAGCCATAAGCAAATATGACTGGCAACGGTCCCTCTCCCTCTCCCGCCAACTTTATGCCCGATTGGGCGAAGTCTCTGGCGCGATCAACCAGAAATCCCTCTACACCATTGGCGACGCTTGGAGCCCGCTTTACTGCGGCCAAGACGAAGCTTGGGGCGAGGCGGCGACCGAGTGGCTAGAGCAATGGTTTGGCGTGTGCGACATCCGAGGCGAGCCTTACGATTTTTACACCGATCTCTTCATCGATTCCGTCGCAATGGACCGCTGTGGCGACGCGGCGATGGTCTGCGTGAAAGTCAGCGGTGAACCCCGCCTGCAGTTCCTTCCTGCCCACCGCATTTCATCGCGCTTCGAATGGTCTCTCGATTCGAGCGGCTTCAGCGTGGTTGCGGATGGCCAATATAAAGGCGCGCGTTCTTACAACGGCGTGATATTCGACCGGAACGGAAAGGTCATCGCGTACAACATCCTTGGTGAAGACCTGACGAAATTCACCGATCGCCAAATCCCAACGCAGAGTTGCCAACTCCTCTATGAGCCCCACTGGGCCGATCAAGGCCGTGGCATCCCGCGCCTGGCGACGTGCCTTCTCCCGTGGATGGACTACGAAGACATCCAGTACTTCCTCAAGCGCCAGGTGAAGCAGGATTCCGCGCAAGGGATCATGCACTACAACGAGGACGGCGCAGCCGAGACCGGGCGCGACTTCATCCAACAAAAGGACATCGGCCTCGTTAATAACGACGTCAAAGTCGAGCAACTCGAAGGCAATGAGATCATGTATTTCAAGGCCCTCGGCGGCGGCAAGCTCGAAGCCTTTCGTTCCGATCGCCCACACCCAAATGTCGACGCCCACATGGTCCGCGTGATGCGCGGCTGTTACCTCGCAATGGGCTGGTTCTACGAATTGACCGACCCGTCGGCAATGGGCGGCGCGAACACTCGATTGATCCAGGACATGGCCAGATTCAGCGTTCTATCCCGCCAGACCACCTCCTACAAGCGCGCCATCCGGGCCGTCATGTTTGGCCTGAGTTGCGCGATGGATCTGGGGGACATCCCCCGCAACGACACCGACTGGCACAAATGGGACTTCAATTTGCCCCCGCGCCTCACCGTCGATCAACGCTACGACGAAAAGACCGCGATGGAACAAATCAAAATGGCGGCCGGCACCTACGCGGATTTCTTCGGCGGACGAGGCGGCTTCTGGAAACAGAAATTCAAGCAGCGCATCGCCGAACAGAAGTTCATCGAGGAAGAGTGCGAGGCGCAAGGCGTCGACGTGAACAAGGTCCAGATCCTCACCCCCAACGGCAACAGCGCGCTAGGAGCAGCCCCGGACGATCAGGCAGACAATGGCGACGATCAACCCGAGGACAACCAACCCTAGTAAACGATCTCCACCCATATGAATCTTACCGAGCTCTATCGACAGATATTCTGCGAACCTTCACTGATCGAAGCAGCCGCCCACGCCTCGATCCGCCAAGTTTTCCGCGCCCGTCTCATGGCCGCCGATCCCCAAGCCGCCCAGCGAACGGCGATGTTTTGCGGCGAAGCCGTCGATTTGGAGAGCATGGAAATCAAGAACGGCATCGCGTATATCCCAATCGGCGGCGCCATCGGGCAGAAGCTGGGGGACTATTCGAAGATTCGAGGCGCGGTCGACGTGGCCGACATAGAGACGGACATTGCCGAGGCCGAGGCCGACCCCCGCGTCCGCGCGATGGTGTTCGACATGGATTCCCCCGGCGGCATGGTCAGTGGCACCCCAGAATTAGCCGATCGGATCGCAGGCCGGACCAAACCCATTTACACCTTCTCGAACGGCATGATTGCCAGCGCCGCCTATTGGATCGCGTCCGCGACCGACGGCATCTTCACCACCAAGACCGCGAACATCGGGAGCATCGGCGTTTACGTTCCCCACTACGACGAAACCCAAGCCTACGCGAACGAAGGCGTGACCGTGGAACTGATCAAATCCGGCAAGCTAAAGGGCATCGGATTTCCCGGGATCCCCTTGAGCGATGCCGGGCGCGAGCATCTGCAAGAGCGCGTGAACGAAATCGGCGCGATGTTCAAGGCGCATGTCCGCTCCCGACGTCAGGGCGTTGCCGACTCGACGATGGAAGGGCAGACCTTTATGGCGCCGGCTGCGCTGAAGCTGGGCCTGATCAACGCGATTGTTCGAAGCCGCGCCGACGTGGCCGCCATGCTATGAAAAAACTACTCGGGACACTCGTGATGGTGCAGCTGACCGGCTGCGTCTCCGTAAACAAAGAAATGGCCGCGCTGGTCCGAGAGCTGAAGGGAGATCCGGCGACCGCGTATATCCGCATCGTGACGACCGCTGGCGTGTTCGAGTTTGTGAGGGCGAACCCAGGCACAAACACAATGCCCCACAGCATCGACCCCAATGGAACGGTCAGAATCGGAAGAGCTGCTGCTGCTGCCTCTCCCCTGCCGCCCGTGCCGCCGTGAAGGAATGGCCAGCGGCCCTTGTTTCGCGGTTTCAATCGGCAGTAAGTTCCACGTAGAACCATTCCCCATTGTTGACTTCTGAAGCCCCTTCAGAATGCCAACTTTGCAAGAATTCATCGAAACCGGGACCAATTTTTTCAAAGGTGAATCGGGCCTCAAGACCAAGCTTGCCGAAGCCGAAGCCAAAATCCCCCTGCTTGAAACTCAGGTCGCGACCATCGACGGCCTGAACACTCAACTCGCAGCGGCGGCCAAAACCGTAGCCGATCAAACCGCCGAGCTGGCCACCTTACGAGCCGACCTCACCGCCAAGACCTCCGAAGTAGCGACCCTCAACGCCGCGATCGCCGCGCTGAAGCTCGACACCCAACCCGGACGCCAGGCTGCCCGCATCCTCGCGACCGCAGGTGTTGAACCCGTCCCCGCCGCGCCGAGCACGCTGGCTGGAAAAGATTTCCCCGGCCTGGTCAACGCACAGATCGCCGCAGGCAAGAGCAAGGCCGCCGCGATCCAAGCCGTGATCGCCTCGAACCCCGAAGAATACCGCGCCTGGCGCACAACCGGCGGCAACATCTGATCTGAAAAATTATGAGCGACTACCCCCAAACCAAAAGCAAGCCGGTGGAACACAAGAAAACGGTTCTCCGCGAAGTCACGCTGCCAAATCCCGTCCCCAACGAACTCCCTGTCCGTCATTTCGCTGGCTTAGTCGCCGAGCGCGTTGGCAAAGATGGTGCGACCAAGGAAACCGTCATCGCCGAACTCAGCAAACAGCTCCCCGAGGAGTATATCCAATGGTTCAACGCCGGCAGCCCTCTCTGATTACTGATCACTGACTAACTGATTACTGATTTATGGCCCTTACCTCTCAAAATTCGACCGGCATCAAAACTTTCCGCGCGACCGCCGTTGCGATCGCCGCTCATGTCCGCGTCACCGTCGACAGCGCCGGGCTGATCGCAGCGGCCGGCGCGAATGATTCGATAGGCGTCACCCTAACCCCGATCGTCGCCAGCGGGACCGGCTCAGTGAAACTGTGGAGCGCCCCCGGGACCTTCATGGTGAAAGCGCTAACAGCGTTCGCAGCCGCCGCAGTGCTCTATCCAGCAGCCGGCGGCACAGTAGACGACGCCGCGGCCGGCGCCCTCCTTGGCCTGATAGCTCTCGACGCAGCAACCGCTGCTGGGGACATCGTTGAGGCCGCCTTCTACAGATAAGCCAGCCAGCCCACACCCCCTTAATAATCTATGCACCCAAATTCAGGAGCCACCATCCGAGGCGACCTCAACTCCGTAGTCGAGGAAGCAGCGGGAGTAGACCGATGGTTCATCGGTCATATCGTTTTCCCCGAATTCGGGGTCGACAAAAAGTCCGGAACCTATGTCAAGCTGACCAAGACCACCGGCGAGCTGCTCAAGCCCGGCTCCACCTTGCGCGAGCCCAAGTCGAGCTACGGACGAATCTTACGCGCGTGGGAATCCGACACGTATGACTGCCAGGATCGCGGTTTGGAAGAGCCGATCGACGACACCGAACAAAAGGACCTCAGCCGCTTTTTCAACGCCGAAGCCGTCGCCGCCAAGCTCACCTTGCGCGCCGTCCGCCTCGATCACGAGATCCGCGTGGCCGCGCTGCTGATGAACACGGGCAGTTTCGCAGCGACCGCCGCGGCGGTGAACTACACGCAAGCGCTGATCGCGACCATCAATTTCCCGGCGGACATTTTAGCCGCCGTTGAACGGGTCAACGATTCCGGCGAAATAGCTGACACGATCGTCATGTCGCCGAACGTGTTCAACCGGATTCGGCTCTCGACGCTGCTCCAGAATTTCGTCCGAGGCAATCGCCCGAGCGACAGCACAATGGCCATCAACGCTGCGGACATCGCCTCGGCTTTCTCCGATGCCGGCATCAAGCAAGTTTTAGTTGGCAGAGCCCGCTACGATTCAGCCAAGAAGGGCCAAGCCTACGTTGCCGCCCGCGTTTGGGGCGATACCTACGTTTGGGTCGGCGCTCTCGCAGGTGGGGATTTCACGAATGGCGGCGCTGGCCGGACCATCGTTTGGAATGCCGAGGGCGGTTTGTGGGTTACTGAAACCTACCGCGAGGAAAATATCCGCTCGAACATCGTCCGCGTGCGTCAGAACACCGTCGAAAAAGTAATTGTGGCCGGAGCAGGGACACTGATCACGACCAGCTATTCATAATTCAATTTGTCGGGAATCCCTCCAGGCCGGACCGGCCCCCCTCCGGTTCGGCCTTTTTTTATGACACACAACAAGTTTTACAGGAGGAAGCAGAGGAAGCAGAGATCCGGAATTTCTCCGCTATCTCTGCTTGCTCCTGTTCAAATCCTATTCTTTTGTCTCCTGTTGGTTCCAGCGCACGCCGCCCAGCTCTGGATCACCAACACCCCCGCCGGCAGCGGCCAAGGCGACACGCTGCACGCCGCTTTCGGCAAGGTAAACACCAACTTCACTTACCTGTTCAACAACGCCTCCTACTCGCCCCCCACCGGCACCGGCTTCCCTCACATCACAGCGGGCGTTCAGGACAGCGCTTCAAAATTGATCGACACGGCGGACATCAATAATTCTCAAGTGACCTATGGCAAAATCCAAAACGTCTCTGCGACCGATCTGCTTCTTGGCCGGGCCAGCGTTGGGGCTGGTATCGTCGAAGAGATCCCACTTACAAGTTTCGGGCGACTCCTTCTTGCGGCAGCCTCTACGGCCGCTCAGAGAACCGCGCTTGGCCTCACCATCGGGACCGACGTCCAGGCGTATAACGCCCACCTTCAAACTCTTTCTGGAATTTCTAGCAACGGGATTCTTGCGCGCACCTCGGCGGGTGAAGTCCGCTCCCTCCAACTCCTATCGGGCTACGGAATAACGGTCACAAACGGATTTGGTTCCAACGGCTTAAATCCCGCCTTCGGCATCAACTTAGAGGCAGGGACAAACATCGTCCTGACGTCGAACGGCCTCGCGATCGTCATCAACAACAGCGCAAACCCAAGCGGCTCCTACACGCCCCCGACCGGCACCGGCTTCCCGCACATCACCGCGGGCGTTCAGGACAGCGCCTCGAAATTGGTGGACACGGCAGACATCAACAATCTGCAAGTGACGAGCGGCAAACTCGCCAGCGGCATTGACGCGGCGAAGATCGGCGGCGGCGGCGTGAGTACAACCGAGTTCGATTTCCTGGGAACAGTTACCTCTGATGTCCAGGCGCAGATCAACCTGAAGGCGCCATCACTCTCACCCACTCTCACCACTCCCATTCTTGGAGTCGCGACCGCAACGAGCATCAACAAAGTTGCGATCACACAACCCGCGACCTCCGCCACGCTCACCATTGCCGACGGCAAGACCCTCACCGCGAACAATTCCCTGACCCTGGCCGGAACGGACGCGACCACGCAGACATTCCCCGCGACCAGCGGCACAGTTTTAACGAGCGTCAGCAAAGCCAACGAAGTCCAGGCTGGATTTCTCGCTGCTGATGCCGGCTCGACGGATGATTACGTAATCACTCTGACCCCGGCGATTACTGCCTATTCGGCCGGCACCCATTATTATTTCTCAGCGAACACCGCCAACACCGGAGCCGCGACGCTGAACATCAATGGAATCGGCGTCAAAAACATTGCCAAGGTAAGTGTCACCGGAGGATCGAACACCACCCTGGAAGATGGCGACATTCAAGCCGGCCAATGGGTCGACGTGGTCTACACCGGCATCCGCTTCCAGATGGTCTCCCGCTTGGGTGCGCAGCATTTCAAAAGCTATCTCAAGTTCAACTACCCCCGCCGCATCGATGGTGCCGGCGTGACGATCCCCAACACGAACGATTTCACGCTCCCCACCTTTATGATCCCGCGCTTCAGTGGCACCGCCGCCACGAACGCGAACTATGTCCGCTTCGGCGTCCGCGTGCCGAAAGATTTCGACGTGAACGTGGTCCCCACCGCCAACCTCACCGTTCGCCTCACCGCCGCCGACACCGCCGCGCAGATTTACAACGTCGGCTTCGCTTCAGTCGCAAACAGCGCCGTGTCAGCCGCGACCGCCGGAACCTGGATCAAGCTCGACGTGGCCGCCGACGCCAGCGGCTCCAGTGACGATGTGGAGAGCGTTTCGAGCGTCGCCTTGACCGGCTGGAACAGCGGTTCGACCGCCGGCCAATGGTGGGTGATCGAGCTCAACCGCGACGGCGCGACCGATGCCTCGACCGTCGCCAGTGAATTGCTCGAACTGGAAATCCAATACGGAGCCGTGCAATGATTTTAACAGGAGCAAGCAGAGATAGCAGAGTGGGGAGAGGATTCTATCTTCTCTGCTCTCTCTGCTTCCTCCTGTTCAATTCTTCTTCCTTCTCCGCCGTGATCCGCGTCCAAGGCCCGTCCCCACCCGTGATCAGCACGGCAGCGCCATCCTCACTCAACACAAACCTAATCGCTTACTGGAAGATGGAGGAAGCCAGCGGCACGCGCGTCGACAGCGAACCCACAGGCACCCCGCAAGACGTGGCCGATAACGCCACCGTCACGCAGACCACCGGCATCATTGGCAACGCCGCCTTTTTCACAGCCGCCAACAGCGAGTTTTTAAGTCGCGCCGATTCAGCGGATCTTTCCGCAGGGGATATTGATTTTAGCGCCACCGCTTGGGTTAAGCTCGCCACTGTCGGACAGTTTCAGACCATCATAGGTCAGTACGGAGGTGCTGGTCAGAGGTCATGGCAGATAAGAGCCGGGACCACCACAAATTTCGAGTTCGTTGTGTCACCCGACGCCACCGCCTCCACTACCCGAGGGGCAACCACGTTTGGAATCATCCCCGTCAATACGTGGTGTTTCATTTTCGCTGCGCACGATTCGGTAAACAACCTGATCAAAATCAGCGTCAACAATGGCACGGTCCAGACGACCGCTTACTCGACAGGTGTTATTGATTCGGCAAGCGATTTTAGGATCGGAGCCAACCTGTCTGGGTTTTATGTCGACGGCGCGATCGATGAAGTTGGCCTTTGGAAGAAGGTCCTCTCCGCCGCCGAAATCACCGAATTGTATAACGCAGGCGCCGGCAAAACCTGTTGCCCCTTCTGAACCCCCGTGAAATGGCTTATCATCTTCGCAACGCTGGCAGCCGGATTATTGGCGCAAGCCGCTTATATTCCGCCCATCGGAATTCCAGCGCCGCCGTTTGGGATCAACGAGCAACCCGTTTTTCCGACGCCGTGGACCGGCACAGTCACAGGCGCTTACTACATCGACAAACTTCATGCGGCCGCGACGGATACCTCCAACCTTTACGGCTACCCGGCGAAGCCACGGCTGACGATTCCCAACGGAGACAGCAAACTTTTTGAAGCGGGGGCGGTGATCGTCGTGACCAATGGCCCATACAGTCCAAGCAGCTCCGTTTTCCATTTGAATTTCAACGCTGGCACGAACACCGCGCCGATCTTTTTCGTTGGCTACGGCACCAACGGCGCGAGCGGGAACAAAGCCTGGATTCTGAACCGCGAGCTCCAGGTCAAGGGAAGCTACTTTATCATCGAGGGCTTCTATGTTCAGGGGACTACGAACCGGGCGAAAATCAGGCCGATTACTGGCTTCCTGCCCGATCATTGGAGCGTCCGGAAATGCGAAGTGACCGACCCGTTAGCTAACAGCGGAAATGCGCTCAGCATGGGCGGGTCTTACTCGGTCGGTTACAGCAATTACTGCCATCACAACGGAGACTACACGCTGAACACCAGCTCGGACGTGCATAGCGCGCTCGCCGGCAACGGCTCTCACCACGTGTGGTTTTTGGATAACGAATTCTGCTTCAGCCAGGGCGACTCCGTGCAAATCAATTCCGGCCTTACCCCGACAGACCTGGCTTCGTTCATCTATATCGGTCGAAATAAAATGCACTCCAACAAGGAGAACGCCATCGACATCAAGAGCTGTGAGGACGTGATCATTTCGGGAAACGACATGTACAATTTCCAGAGGATCATCGGCCTCGGCGGAAGCGGGGAGCCGATGGCACTCAATGACGAGAACCAGCCGTGGACCGGAGATCATCGAATCTGGGTCATCCTGAACCGCATTCGAGACTGCGAGAGCAACGCCATCCGTCACCAGGCCGGATGCAACACTTACGGCAACCTGATTTACAACGTCGGGACAACCGCGCCGGCTGGCCATGCGCTGGTCTCCTACGGCGCTTTCCAAGATCGGTTTGAAAACAACACCGTCATTAACCAGCACAACGGCGGGATTTACGTCTTTGGCGGGAGCGCCGGCACTCGGCACGAATTTCGGAACAACCTCTTTGCGAACGTCGAAACCAACGACTTCACCTTGCGCATGGAGAACATTGGGTTGACCAACTCGGTCGTTGCCAACTGCCTATGGCCGATCGATCCGCTTAGGTTCTTATGGGGTGCGACCACCTACACGAATGTTTCCAGCATCCAAGCGGCACAGGGCGCTTATTGGAGTGGCAACTTTTCAGCCGCACCAGGCGTCGTCAGCACGAACGCAGCTTCGGTTGATGCGACTTTAGTTGCGGGCTCCGCCGCGATCGATGCCGGCGTTACCCCGACAATTCCCGCAGCTTTTTTTGCGCTTTACGGTCTCAACATCGCCGTGGACATCAACGGGACTCCGCGTCCGCAGGGGGCCGCCTGGGACATCGGCGCGTTTGAATTCACCGGATCGGGTTCGTCGCCGGTATCAGCTACTCCTCCGCAGACCTTTCAAAGAACCATCAACCCATAAATAAAAATGAAAACATCCAAGTCCATAATCGCCGCCTTCTTCCTAACAATCCTTGCCGCCAGCGCCGCCACGATCATTTTCCAATGGTCGCCCAACGATCCCGCCGAGGACATCAAAGCCTATAACCTCTACGAGCAGACCGGCACGAACTGGACGCAACTGGCGAGCGTCACCAACTCGACCGTCACCGTCTCGAACGTCGCCATTGGCAGCCATACTTACGGGCTGACGGCGACCAACATCCTCGGCGAAAGCGAGCGCACCGTTCTGAGCGCCGTTGTGATTCCGGCATTGCCGACCGCCCCGACGAACCCAGTCACAACCATCGTCATCCAAGTCTTCACGTCGCCGTAGCCGGAGCCGATGAATAAAATTTTCCTCTACGTAAACGGCATCCTCACATGGCCTGGCGAGTCAAAAAACTGGACAGGCCGCGCCGTCACGTGGTCGCACATCCATAGCGCCTTTAAAGCGGAGAAGGTCGAATATTACGTCGGCCCGATCAGCCGGGTCTTTGGTCAGCAGAAGCGCGCGCGCAAACTCCGACGCACCTTGGAGTTTTACAACGGCTGGGACGTGACTTTAGTCGGCCACTCCAACGGATGCGACGTCATCCGCGATACACTGGAAGACATGGGTTGGCCGCTGCTGGCACATTTGCATTTGATCTCCGCCGCTTGCGACGCTGACTTCGAGAATAACGGTTTCAACCACCTGAAATGTCCGGTGACGGTGTGGCGTGCTTTGAAGGATCAAGCCTTGCGGCTGGTCGGCAATCCGCTGGGCCGGCTGCTGGGCTACGGTGTGCTTGGATTGAGCGGGCCACTCAATGCGAAGATCCCCGTCGAGCTGGTCGACCGCGACTTCGGCCACTCCGATTGGTTCTCAGACAGCGAGACCGATCCCACGATGACGAAAATTGTAGTCCCATGCGCCCTCTCTCGTTCACTCCCTCCCAAAGGATGTGAACCCTCTCTATCAACAAACCTTCGATAAAGAACTCGCCACCAACCGCACTTTCCTGGACGGGCAGTCCGCCTCCGGCGTCGGTCGCGAATATTACAATTTCGACTACGCCCTCGGCGCCGGCGTCGCGATGTGGGAGACCACGAAGGATTTCAAGTATGCCGATCTCGCTTTGGGCTGGGCCGAGAACATGGTCAAAGCCGCCCGCATCATCGACAAAAACGGCAACCGCAACTGGTCGGGCGAATGGGCCTCACCCTACACCTCAACCCTGATCGCGTGGGAACTCGATGAATCCATCGGCGCGACGAGTATGGCGCGCCTGGCGCGTGTGCTCATCACCGAGCCCGGCATCGACGACGTCCGGAAGAACCGAGCGACGCAGATTTATGTTTTCGTCCGGGACCACATCACGAACAAAATTTTGATCAAGCGCGGCGCCTGGCCGGACATGGTTCGCCGCGTGAACCAGTCAACTGCCGGCATGGGCGACAAACCGGCGCTCCACTTGCGCGCGTTGCTCGATCTGATGCTCACCAGCACAGCCCTCGGCAACGCTGACAACGCGACCTTCGATTGGCCCGCGAAAGTGAACCTCCTCGCCAACGGCATCCGCAACCACAACGGCGGCCTCGATCGCTTCATCCCGTTCAACGGCGGTTTGCTCTGGGACAAAGGATTCGGTCTGGAGAATCCTTATACCTGCATGGACGTCAGTCACGCCGGGCGCGTGCCTAAAGTGATCATCGATCTTTACCGCGCCGGCATCGTCTTCGACCTGCCCTTCATCCAAGCGCTCTGCAACACCCTCACCCAAACAATCTGGAATCAATCGATCACCGATCCGATGTTCCGCAATTTCATCAACGGCACCAACACCGCCTTTCGCAATCGCGGACCGTGGGCGGCCGGCCTGATTTATGACGGGTGGAATCATTTAGCCCAGTTCGACCCATTGATCCTGCAAATCATGGATGTGACGCTGACCTTAATTCTGGACGGCAAAACGAATCTCTCCCTTCCCTACAACGCGAGCCGGTTTGGCCGCCTGGCCTTATCCGCGCGCCTGTGCGAAGCACAAGCGCTCTTGCCGCCGCTCCCTGACCCCGACCCGATCCCGGATCCGGACCCCGTTCCGCTGACGTTCACCGTGACGCTGACGTTCACCGAAGCGGAGATGCTGGAAAAGGGGTGGGCCCCGGCGCCCTAGCTAAACAGGAGGAAGCAGAGAGATAGCAGAGAAACAAAAATCTCTTTCCCCCCTCTGCTTCCTCTGCTGCCTCCTGTTCAATCTTTCGGGCTTAACAGCACTCCACTTGCAGAAAGGTGCTCGTCTTCTTGCACGCTTCGGCAGCGAGGGGGAACTTGGTGCGCAGCAGGGTCGCGTCGATGCTGGTGCGCGCTTTTTCTTTGATGAGCGCAAGCAAGGTCGTGTTGTGTTTGATCGAGCCTTCTTTGTTGTCCACGTAGGCTTTGATCAGGGTGGTAAGTTCTTCGGCGCGCGTCGCGTCCTCTTTTTGTCGGCCGCGTATCTCGACTAACTCGGAGATGGTCGCGACCATTTGAGGGTTTGCTTGCTTGGTTTCCATGTTTCTCAGCGATTCGGGTCGGTCAGGTAAATGTTGATGTGGCTCTTTGTGCAGGCGCTCAGCACGTGCTCGACTTTGTATTGCACGCCTTCGAACTCGAGATAGTTGCGGGCGAGCGGGCGGGGGCCGGGAATGTTGGCGTCGGCGGTGATGTCAATATCGTCGGCGGTGGTTTCGGTGGAGTCGGCTGTGACCCAGAGAGCACGGCGAACGGTGAGCACGAGATGGAACTCGACCATGATTCCGCCCACTTGAAGGACCGCGCCGCGGGCGAGACCTCCAGGGATGCACGGGACTTCGACGCCTTTCCACACGAAAACGGGGTTATCCAAGTCGCCCTCAAGCTCCAGAAGGCCGCCGACTAACTCGCTTTTGATGGACATCTCCCTTTTAGGGGAGAATCAACGAAA